ACAAGGAAAATATGCATATCATGGCTTCAATATGAAAACAAAATATTTTGATACAAAAAAACAAGCAGAAGATTTTAAAAAATTTAGATTACAAAATAAAGTAGAACAACAAACAATTAAAATAACAGATGATTTTATAAAAAAAGTTAAAGAAAAAATTGAAGAAGGAAAAAGTAAAATTCAAGTAGCTAATGAATTAAATGTCCCTGTAAAAAGAATTGATAGAGCATTTGAAAAAGGAAATATTAAACTTCCAGAAAACATAGTAGATAATCTTGAATATAGATCTTTTGTTAAAAAAAATTATAAAGATAAAACCACTGAAACAATTGCAAAAGAATTATTTACAGATAAAAAAATTCCATTAAGCACAAAAAAATCTAGAGTACATCAAATAATAGGAACATTAATTGCAAACGGAGAATTAGAACCTATTCCATCAGGACTTAAAACTGAAATTAGAAATAGATATGGTTTTGGAAAAAGTTCAAAGTATGAAATTGACAAAGCGACTAGAGAAAGAAGGGATTTACTTATATCAAAGACATCAAGTCCTTCAACAGAATATCAAATACGACAACTTAAAACAGGGGAAGGTCCTCAACTTGCACATAGGTTAGGATTAGAAGAAAGTACAAAATTAGGGCAACAATATGATATTGGAAATTTAGGAATAGATCCTCCAAAAGTAAATCAAGAAATAGCAAAATCTTTTGAAAATTTAAGAGATAAACTTGTTATTGAAAGAGATGCCATAGCTAAAAAAATTGAAAAGAATCCATCTTTAGAACTTAGAAAACAACTTTTAAATGTAAACGAAAAAATTAAACAAGTAGTTGATGCGTCTGATGGAAGAATACAAGCATTTGTATTAGATGAACAAACATTAGAACCAATTAAATACCTTGGAATAAAACCAAGAGAGTTAGCTTATGGAGTAATAGATGAAACAACAAAAGATTTTGATTTAAAAGAAATAAATAAAATAATTAAAGATGCAAATAAAACAGGGACTACTACCCCTGAAGATTGGGAAAAAATAAAAAAATATCAAATGTTTGTTGCTAATTTAGAAAATGAAGTTGGTATGGCTAAAAAAGAAAAAGTTGCTGATGTTACTAAAAATCTTAAAGATAATTTAATTGAATATCTTAATAATAACCCAGAGGAAGTAAAAGCTTTTAGAACAGCAGGAATAGTTTGCAGAAGAAGCGTTGGCGGAAAAGTTGATACAGAATGTTTAGCTGAAAATATAGTTAAAGAAGTTGAAAAATTAGAAACTGGAACAGATTTACAAAAATCATCTGCTCTTAATAAATTTAAAAATGCCACTAAACTTGGAGCAGGATTAGCAGAAGAGGTTATTGGTTTTGGAAAAGGAGTTGCAGGTAGAACTTTAGGTCCATTAGTAGCTCTTAATTCAGCATTAGAACAATTTACATCTGGAAACTATAGAGAAGGTGTTAGAAAAATAGCTAGCCTTGCAGATTTAACAACATTAGTTGGAGATCCTTTAGGTTTTGAAAAAATGAGAACAGAAGGAACAATAGAAGATGTAAGAAAAAAAATAGGAAAAGAAAACCAAACATCTTTAGATAGAATTTTAGAATTTAAAGATAAATATTATCAATTACAGGATATAAATACAAAATTAGAAAGAATACAATCAGCGGCAGAAGGTCAATATGATCCAGAAACACCTGGTGTAGATCAAACTTATATAAATGAATTAAAAAAACAACAAACCGATTTAAATAAAATTATAAATAATCCAAAATATCAAAATATAAGACAAGATTATTTAAATGTAGGAAATGCTGTTAAGAACGAAATTTTTGGAAGAAATATTAACGCACCAGAACAAAACAAATATGTATTTGAAACAGCAGCACAAGAACAATTAAAATCTATTCTTGGTGAAGATTTTTATGATGAGTTATCAGATGAAAACCAATTAATTTTTAAAAATTTAAATGCTAGTGAAAAAATAAAACCTGTTTATTTTGAAACTCCTATTCAATCTCCTGATGACAGTATGAGAGAAGGATTTGCAGAAGGGGGTGGTTCTAAAATTGGAAGAAGAGGATTTTTAGGATTATTAACAGGAGCAGCAGTTGCACCTGAATTAATGAAAGCTTTAAAAGGAACAGGTCAAGCTGGTAAAATTGCATCTAAAATAAAATTTGAAAAAGTACAGGGAATGTATTCTTGGTTCCCAGATCTCGTTGAAAAGATAAAAGTAAAAGGAAAACCATTTGAAGAAAAAGAAATAATAATGGAAGCATCTTATAAACATGAAGCAAAAGGATATGGGGGATTACCAAAAGGTATAGAAAAAGTAACTAAACATGTAGATGGAGACACAGAATTTCTTTTAAGAGAATATCCAGATGGAAGAATTGCAGTTGATATTCATTCACCAAGAAATCAAGAAGGATCAAGTACACCTGTAACACTTTACTATAGACCTACAATGGAACTTAAATATTATTCTGGAACAAAAGTAGAGCCAGCTGAATTTAAAGTTCTTGAAAAAGAACCAAGATACTTTGCAAATGGACCAGATGATGTAGATATTGAAATGAGTGAAATGAGAAAAGTACCAGGAAAAGATCCTATATATGGAGATGTAGAAGCTGCTGAAAGATTTGCAACAGGTGATATTAAAAACAGGAAAATAATACCAGTTAAACAATCTAGAAGAGAACAAATGGAAGATGCACCTGTAGACTTTATTGAAGAAACATCACCTTATGGACCGGATACATTTTAAATGATTAAACTTAAAAGATTAACATTAACAGTACCTCCTAAAAAAGGACCAAACCCACAAGGCTTGAATATTAGTTATAATACTGTTAGAACAATAAAATCGGAGAAAACAATAAATGGCAGAAATAGACAAGGGTCTAATCCCAAACATAGGTAGTTCTTTAACTCCTGAACAGGAGATAGAACAGGTCGTATCTGAAACAGAAACAGTTTCATCTAGCCCTACTGAAGTTACAGAAAACGAAGATGGTAGTGTTGATATAAACTTTGATCCAAAAGCAAAGATGGATGGAGCATCTTTAGATCATGGTGCTAACCTAGCTGAATTTATAGATGAGAATGATCTTAATTTACTTGGAACAGAACTTTATCAAAACTATGAAGATTATAAAAGTTCAAGAAAAGATTGGGAACAAGCATATACACAAGGATTAGATTTATTAGGATTTAAATACGAACAAAGAACAGAACCATTTCAAGGTGCATCAGGTGCAACTCATCCTGTACTTGCAGAAGCAGTTACACAATTTCAAGCATTAGCTTATAAAGAATTATTACCAGCTGAAGGACCAGTTAGAACTCAAGTTGTTGGAGCATCTACTCCAGATACAGAACAACAAGCTGAAAGAGTTAAAGAATTTATGAACTATCAAATTATGGATGTCATGAAAGAATATGAACCAGAGTTTGATCAGATGTTATTTTATTTACCATTATCAGGATCAACATTTAAAAAAGTTTATTATGATGAAACATTAGGAAGAGCAGTTTCTCAATTTGTTCCAGCGGAAGATTTAGTTGTTCCTTATTCAGCAACATCATTAGAAGATGCTGAAGCAATTGTTCATGTATTAAAAGTATCAGCAAATGATTTAAGAAAACAACAAGTGAATGGTTTTTATAGAGACATAGAATTATTACCAGCAGATGATGGCACAGATACAAATGATGTTAAAGATAAAGAAAAACAATTAGAAGGAATTACAAAAAGTGAATATAGCGATGAAGTTTTTACATTGTTAGAATGTCATGTTAATTTGGACTTAGAAGGTTTTGAAGATAAAGATCAAAATGGTGAGCCCACAGGAATTAAACTTCCATATATTGTAACTGTTGAAGAAGGATCAAGAGAGATTTTATCTATTAAAAGAAATTGGGATGCGCAAGATGTTAAAAAAGAAAAGAAACAATATTTTGTTCACTTTAAATTTTTACCAGGATTTGGTTTCTATGGATTTGGTTTAATACAAATGATCGGCGGTTTATCTAGAACTGCAACAAGTGCTTTAAGACAATTATTAGATGCAGGAACATTATCTAATTTACCAGCAGGATTTAAACAAAGAGGAATAAGAATTAGAGACGACGCTCAATCTATTCAACCAGGTGAATGGAGAGATGTTGATGCCCCAAGCGGTAATTTAAGAGATTCTTTTATGACGTTACCATATAAAGAACCTTCGCAAACTTTACTTGCTCTTATGGGGGTCGTAGTTCAAGCGGGTCAGCGCTTTGCATCTATTGCTGATCTACAAGTGGGAGATGGGAATCAACAAGCAGCAGTGGGTACGACCGTAGCCTTGTTGGAAAGAGGAAGTAGAACGATGTCTGCAATTCATAAAAGAATTTATGCATCAATGAAACAGGAATTTAAATTATTAGCAAAAGTTTTTGCTTTATACTTACCTCCAGAATATCCTTACAATGTTGTCGGTGGACCAAGAACAATTAAACAACAAGATTTTGATGACAGAGTAGATATTGTTCCAGTTGCAGATCCAAATATATTTTCGCAAACACAAAGAATTTCTATTGCACAAACAGAATTACAATTAGCAATGTCTAATCCACAAATTCATAATATGTATGAAGTTTACAGAACTATGTATGAAGCATTAGGTATAAAAGACATTGATAAAATTTTAAATAAACCACAACCACCACAACCAAAGGATCCTGCTTTAGAACATATTGCGGCTTTAGCAGGACAACCGTTCCAAGCATTTCCGGGACAAGATCATAGAGCTCATATCACTGCACATTTAAGTTTTATGGCAACTAACATAGCAAGAAATGCTCCACCATTAATGGCAGCATTAGAAAAAAATATTTTTGAACATATTTCTGTCATGTCACAAGAACAAACTGAAGTTGAATTCAGAAATGAAATGCAACAATTACAAATGATGGGACAACAAATGCAACAAATGGGACAACAGAATCCACAAATGCTTCAAGCAATGCAAATTCAAGCAAAAATGCTTGGAGAAAAAATTGAAGCTAGAAAAGCACAGTTAATTGCTGAAGCAATGGAAGAATTTTTAAAAGAAGAACAACAAATTACTTCATTATTGTCAAATGATCCTATTGCAATGTTAAGATCTAGAGAATTAGACCTTAGAGCACAGGAAAATTACAGAAAAGAAGTTGAAAGTAAGGACAGAATCAACCTTGATAAGATGAAAACGATGATGAATCAGTCAACTCAAGATGATAAACTTAAACAAAACGAAGATTTAGCTAAATTAAGAGCAAATACTTCGTTAGAAAAGACAATTTTAGCTGCTAAATTAAAAGATCAGCAAAAATAAGTTTTAAAAACACAAAAAAAGGAGTATAAAATGGCCATGAAAAAACAAAATGAAAAATTAGCTAACGCAACTAGAACTTTTACTAAAGATTCTAAAGCTAAAGTTGATGTTAACCACTCAAAATATACTGATGCACAAGGTTATCTTGTTGGCGGAGTAGATGTTGAGATGTCTAGCAACTCTGAATCTCAAACTCAAGAAGTTCAAGGACAAGGTAGCATTCTTCCAGAGAAAAAAAGAACTGCAACTTGGTACTAAACCATGATTCAAATGTTAGGAGCTGTTGCACCTCTTGCAAAGATCCTATTTAATACAATTGAAAAGTCAGTTCC